GTAATGATCCATGGCTGCCGCTCTGCAACGGCTGCAGTCAGCAAGGGATCGGGTCGCCACGCTTATGCATGGCCTCCCACCGTTCCCGCACTGTGCGAGGAACTTCCACATCGCGCACAGATTCTCTGAGCGTTCCGCTGTTGCGTACGGCGGACCCGTGAGATCTGTTCGCGCGGGTGGACAGGATCGAATTCATCCTTCCTTCGAAACACTTCAAGAGTCCAAGTCAAATGAGACTCAAGAAGCGCGAATTCCTTCGGATTCTCCTGCCTTCTCCTCTTCGCTTCGGCGTTCACCTGGAGACATCGTCTTCGGACACCCTGTCGTTGTCGAACGGACGTGGGAGGAGATCTCTCGAGATGTGCCTTTTAACACAAAAGGTAAGCTCGCCCTTCGTATATTCCTCTCTTCTATTCAACACCCTGATACATTCCAGCCTGAGGAGGAGTTCCTCCGACATTATCGGCTTATTCCAGATCACCCTTTCACATCGTTTATACGCTTCCGAGAGGGAAGGGAAAGCGCCACTTTCGGGGACCTACCCCTCAGGCATTGGTTTCACCTCCTCACTTCTTTAGCAAATGAAAGACGCATAGCACCACTAGGTCTTTCACTGCTTAAAGAACTAATCGAACATCTGGGTGGTCCACCCATCGGTCAAGATACACGTTCTCTTGATCACGTCGAGAATCTCACGGAATACTCAGGTATCTCGCTACTCGTCGAAGAAGCGTTGACTGAGGCCCTCCTGGAGATAAACCTCGTCGATAGAGAAAGGGAGATTGGCTCTCTTACGTTGGGAAGCAGAAAGTTTCCCGCGCTGCAAATTCTACACGAACACTTTCTCGTCTGCCTTCCACATCCGAAACATATTAACAACAGACTCAGGTCTTCCTATTCGTGGTTCGTGAAAATGTTTAGCGTCTGTCATCCCAACCCCATCGTTCTGCGCTCGCACGCTGGATCGGACATGAATTCGAAGAATGTTACTTACCAAGGGTTCTCACGGGTCGTCAACACGTTTGGACCCACGTTGCTTCAGATAAAGTATCTATCTCATGCGAAGGACCTCAACCTCCAGGCGATTCGGGAGGCGGTCGAATATTCAAACTCACTTTCGGACGCTTCACTTTCCCTGCCTTCGTTCACCTCCTTCTATACTGACATGTTTACTTCTGAGTTTAACCCGACGGACGAGGGACAGGTTTTCTCGTTATCCTTCCTTTTGCAAATTCAGACGATGAGTGGCTATGGACGAGCATGGGTCATCAACCGTTCTGAGAATCTGGAAGAAATGATGCATCCAGCCTCAGATAACTACATTGACAAAGTCTGTGAATATACGCAGCTCTATGTCTTTCGTTCCTATGAACAGGCCTTTGCGAATGGATTTCACCCGGTGCGCGCTTCCGAGATGTATCATTCCTTGACCTCTCTGGCAAAGAACACCTCTGCTGGGATGGATGTACATTTCCAGGTTCGGAAGACGTTTTCCAGAAGAGAGGCGTGGCGTCGCGTTAAATCTAAGCAGAAGAGTCTTGCGCTGTTACACTATGGTCATCTCTTCTTTACTCCAGACGAACTACGACGTACGTACAATACGCCGGATTCGTGCCAAACGAAAGGTGCGCGGGATGTACCTGTTAAGCCCACGCGTGAGGTATATTCTATTGTTATGCCTACTATAGCTCAGCAGTACCTGGTCACGAATCCCTTGAATAGGTACCTATCTTACGCGGAAACTTCCGACTCTTCTGAACCCTTCACACGAGGTACCACCCACCCGAGTGATACGCGTGTGGCGGGAAAGGTCATCATCGGCGCGCTCGAAGCTACGGGCTCTCGCGTCATGGATGGATCGGATGTGTTTCGTGGCACCTCCGACCCTTCTCATCTCATACTGGCTCTCGACATGTCAAACTTTGACAAGCACATGACACCTTACAACTTTAGAAAGGGTGAGATCGACGGCATGGTCCGAGCCCTATCTCGCTTTGATGGAGACCCCGCCTTTGACTATGGCGATGGCGTTTTCCCGGCCCAGATGGCTAAGTTCGCGTACGCCGATGGCAAGATTGTTGGATCGTTATGGAACGGGAACCGTCGCGTGTACAGGGCCAGAGGCCCCGTACCGGATGAGCTCATTGACGCGAAGCCTAAATTTCGTCCGCCTCCTGGAGTCTTTTCTGTTCGTTCCCTCTCCGATGTTCAGCTTGACGAGGAAGGGGACGTTCTAGTCTCGGTTGGCGATGGCAGTGACCTCGCCACCATCTATACCCATCTCTCAGGCGAGAATTCTACTCTCGTCGCAAACTCTCTACATAACATGGCCATTGGCCGCGTTATTCAGGACGTTCTTTTCCAGAGGTTCGGTGACGACGTCACCTTTGTCTCTGAGATGTACGTCGGAGATGATACTCTGGCCTATCTACACTTTCGCACTCCATCGGTCAGCGTGGTCGATGAGGCTATTAGTCTCGTCTTCCAGACGGTTGAAAAATGTGGGCACGTTGCTTCTCCGGCGAAAACGACATTGTGTCCACTTTCCACCGAAAAGACACAGACTCACGCCAAGCAAGGAGTGTACATTCCCCAGGATCGAATGATGGTTATATCTTCTGAGAGAAAGAAAACCATCGAGTCGGTGTCAGCCTTTTTCTCCTCTCTCGTTCAGAAATACGTTACTAAGGTCTCTAGAGGTTTCTCTCATGACCTAGCTGTCGACATCTTACTTTTCACCTCCGCGCTCATCGGATATCGGAAGCTCAAGGCGGTAATCGCTGATGGGGGCACCTTCTTGAAACGCCCGTTGCGAGGACCTACCGCAGGGTACTCTACCATCATTGTCAGAGACCCTATCTGTGCTTTCGTTCCTAAAGAGATGGGCGGCTTTGGATTATCGCCCACCGCCATTAACCTAATCTCTACTCCGGAGCTTCTCGTTGATCTTCGTAGAACCAACCTGCACTCATGGTTCTTCGAGCACCTCATGCCATGTCTGGAGAGACCTTTCTATCCAATGTGGGACGAGAGTCACCCCGACCCTTCCCTCATACAAATAGACGTTCAAGCCCGCGCTTTCTCGAAATATGTACGAGCTACTCCAGCAACTTTTCTCTCTCAGCCCAACCTGAGGAAAGCCATTGACATGTTGCCTCTGCAGCGAATGGGGCCGTATGATCTAATGCACAACATGACTAAACAAGCGGTCCTCAAAGATCAGAGTGCGCGCTCCCTTCTCGCACCTGCGTATGAGAGAGATGTATTCATCGGAAATCTTATCTCTCTCTCTCCCCCGCGAGAATTACTGCTATCAGATAGCGACGGAGCGATTCACACTCTGATCTCTCTTCTCTATGACATTTTGCTCACCCCTCTGCCTCCCCAACGTCACTACTATCCTGACATCACCCTTTCGCCCATCTTCAAACTGCAACGTGAGGCTTTCGGGGTGCGGTCCTCCGCAGCCGTGCAAGTGTCCTTTATGGACAAAATCGATCGCATTCTTTCGAGAGATAGTGTGATGAGGGGACTTATCACCTCGGAACACATTCTCGCTATTATTCAGCAACTTGGCCTCGCGCTCCCCCAGGATCAATATCTCTTCATCTTCTTGCTCCTCAACCTGGACGAAAATGTTGCATCTTCCCTCGCCTCTTTGGTAGTTGATGGCAAACTGAGATTTGACCATACTCTCATCGCACGAGGCGGTATATGTGGAGACGAGTTCTCCATGTCTCTCGACGTTCTCACACATTCTTTTCAGCAGAGTTCCTTCAGTTGCTCTCGAATGCTCACTTCCGGGGAACAGAGTTGTTTACTTCTCGCAGCATCTCAGACGTCCATGCTGCGAGCGACGCTCGGTTTGCCCCGTGCGCATCTTGACTACCAAGTACATACTGGGCCTCAGTCAAGAATCTTTAAAGCGCTGCGTGTGCAGCTAACAGAACACATGAACAGACGCCGAAATCGATACGCAAAAAAGTTCTTCCATGATCCTGAAGTTCGTCGCACACTAGCGGAGCGTAGTGCGAGCCTTCGGTTTTAGGCCCGATACCTCCGTTCTGACCGTGGCTGGGATTTACCTAC